AGGGGTCGCCGGAGAAACAGATCCATTACACACGGACCAGTTGAAGGTGCCGGAAGTGACGTAATAGCTGAATGTTAGAGCAGGGTGTGCCCCATCCCACCCAGACACTCCAACTGTACTGGATGTAGGCGTAGGCGCAATGATGGCAGATGTGATCGCGACGCCGGCCATTGATGTAGCCGTATTGGACGTGCAGGTGTTAGCCGCATATGATGTGCCGGTGGTGATCTGGATGTTGGCAATTCCTGAACCCCCCGGCGTTCCGTAACCAGTTCCGTCGGCCTTCACGTAGGTTCCTGCTGTAGCTCCAGGAATGGTAACGGTATTAGTCGTCAGGGCTGGCGTATGCGTCGTTCCCGAGCAGTCCACCAGCAGGAGATTAGTTGACATGGCATTGTTCTGGACATCGAATCCCTCCGTAGCCGTGGGACCGCAGACTGTGGTCAGGAAGCCGGCATCCGGGAAACCAAGCGCTCCTGCGTCGAGCCCAGCGAACGATCCTCCCACCGACTGGAATACCGTGCTGGCGATGCTCACGTAAGTGTTATTGGAGGCTGCCAGAGTCCCAGATTCGTTGTAGAAGACATGATCCCCGACGTTCGCAAACTTGTTGCCCGTGACCGTCCATCGTCCCGCCGTTACCAGAGCTTCGTGTCCGATATTAGTGAACTGAGAATTAGACAGAGTGTAGTCATTTCCACTCGGACTAGATGCTCCGAACCCCTGGTAGTAGTTGTTGCAGACAAGATTGGTGAAAGCCAGACGATTAGTCTGATTCTGAAGTCCGATACATGACCCACCCGATCCCGATCCTCCATAGTCGATCGTCCCATTCGAGATCTCCACGTTGCTCATGGAGGTGCTTCCGCCGTCGATCTGGATGCCGTTATTTGACATGCCTCCAATAAAGAAGTTGGACACGGTAAGGTTGGCACTTACTTGATCCTGCGCAGAGAGGATCATGCCATTGGTATCGCCGGGCGTGGCTAGTTGCTCCAAGAACACATGAGAAACGTGATCCGTTGCCGAAGGCGCATAGGGATCAGACTTGATAATGAACGAATCGATCGAATGGCCGCGCGAGTAGTCGCCGTCCCAGATAGAATTGGTGCCCTTGAGGATCGATCCATGCTGGTTGTAGACGCTTGCCGTGTTGTGGACGTAGGCATGGTCGACGTTCTCGACCAGGATGGCGTGATTCGGGGCAGAGAGGCTGTATCCCAGGGCTACGATGTTCTCAACGATGGGGGCCTCTACCTGGGGAGCCCCGATCGTCTGACCGTTGTTGTAGATGCTCAGGGCGTCGGCCGGCGTGCCTCCGTAGTTCGCGTTCACGAAAGTAGACCCAACATCGATGCCGAGGTTTCGGATCTTAAAGAAGTTGGCTCCCTGAATGACGGCTACGGTTCCCTGGATGATCGTTCCTCCGGTAAGAGCAGTCGGAGCGGTCGCGGAATTGAACCACGGCATCCCGGAGCCTTCGATGTCGACATGGGCCGTAGAGAGAGGCGGGTTCGCCTGGTCTAACCCGCTTCGATAGGTGCCGAGGGATAGATAGACCGTTCCCCCGCCCGCTGGCAGTGCCGCTATACACGCCGCCACGGTGCTTGAGGTTGGACAGTAGAAGACGTTAGTCGTGTTGCATCCTATACTGGCGCAAGCTGTTTGGGGAGAGTAGGTATCGAAGGTCCAGCTTGCCGCAGGGATGGCATGAGGACCGATCGTCACCGAATTGGTTGTGATTGGACCTCCCACATTAAAAGTGTGAAGGGCGGTATTGATCGTGATGGCAGGGTCAGAAGTCAGACTGGTAGCTGAAGAGTTGGCAGCCTGAACCGTGAATGCGGGAGGGGAAGGTGAACCTCCACCACCTCCGCCTCCACCGGAACAGGGATTAGAAGGCAACGCAGCCGTGATCTGTGCGCTTATATCCTGCGTAGTCCCTCCTCCAATGATCGGTATGGCGACCATGAATCCGCCATTGATGACAGGGGGCGTACCAGTGCAGTGGAAAGTTAAGGACCAGGTCCACGTCGATGGGTTCGGTATGATCTGGGCATTGTCGGCCACCAGCACCGTAAATTTCCCGTTTGAGTCGAGCTGACCTCCCACCGTCGTCTGAAAGGTGCTGGTTCCGCCCAGAAGGGGCTTCTGGGATGAACCGGAAAGGTTCGTCCACGCTGCACCGTAGGTTCCGTTAGCCAGAGAAGGTACCGTGGCCGTGACGTTCACGAATCCGGCAGGGATCTGCTGCCCCCAGGCAAGCAGGGGAAGCCACATGGACACGAAGATGAGGAGTTTCCTCACTGGTTCCCCCTGTAGTCCGGCACTATCTTTGCGCGGCCCTGAATCTCTTTCGCCCTTGCGAGTTGCTGTTGCTGGCGGAGCAATTGCTGGCGCCTGGCCTCGGCAAGCCGTTCTGCTCCAGTCCGGGCCTGCACCTGCCGCTCCGCTCCCGCGGCCTGGCGCTCTCCCTGCTTCTTGACGAAATCCGCTACTGCCTGCTGCGGGTTGAGGACTTCCGGCTTCAGAAATTCAGGCCCAGTTGGACCCAATCCAGCAGGCTTGCGTGCGACCGCGGCTGCTCTATTTCTGGCCGCGGTATCAGCCTCACTTCCGGCACGCCCGAGTTCGCTGGTTTCAACTGCGCGGCGATAGGATGCGATCGCTTCCGGGTCGGGAAGAGGTGTGTAGCCTTCAGGAAAGTTGCCCACGGCACGCCCCACCTTGCGGCTCTGGATAGCCATACGACCGCCGCGAAGGGCGTCTACGGCCTTGATTGCCATCTGGAACACCGGGTGGTAGGGAGTGTGGGGCAACAGGTTTCCTGCCGCGTCAACGCCAGACGCCCCCTGCTCCAAGGTCGTGTGGGATACCTCAAACTGCTTGCCGAGGCTCTGCAACTGCGCCCCGCGGCGGTTGATTGCCTGGATCTGCTCGACGGGCAGTCCGCTGCGCTCGGAAAGCGTTTGGTATATGCCGTTATTCAACCGACCCAACTCTGCTTGCAGGGCCCGAGCCTTCTCGCTATCGATCGTAGCCGTAAGTTTGGAGCCGGCCTTGAGGTACGTTGGAGAAAGATCTTCGTTGATCTCAGACACTCTCTTGTAGGCCTCTCCAACCGTCTTGCCCGTATCGCCCGCAGGTATGTCGGCGTTGGGGTCGATAAGGTTCTCGCGGTAGTAGCCGGTGATTTCCTTGCCAGCCTCAGTGGCACCGCGGCCGAGTTGAAGCAAATCACGCATGGGATTCTTCGTCCGGTCAGCATATTCAGCCAACGTCGGAAGAATATCGGGTTCACGCATGATCTCGACCATCTTCGCGTAGGCATCGGTGTTAACCGGGCGCATGCGGGGAGCGATCTTGCTGCGCACTGTGCGCTCCAGACCGGAAACCGGGTCAACCTCGCCGGCACGGCGCTCTAGTTCTCCGCCCTTGCGCCCCCCGAGAGCCAGAGCGGCGATGTCTACCAGGCCCCGGCCAGCCAGTTCTCGCGTGTTTCCGGTATCGGCCACGCGATTAAGATTTGTGCTCATCGATGCAATGCCCGGAACAGGCAAAAGCCCGGTTGCTCCAGTAACTCCGCTGCGCAGATACTGCAACCCCTTCAGTTCAGGGTCGCCTTTGATCGTACCCGCCGTCTTGAACTGCTGACCAGCCTGCTTAAATGCCTCGCCGCGGGACTGTAGCTCCCCTCTGCCGACGCGGTAGACTGCTAAGGCTATTGGGCCTTGCGTGCCATATATTGCGCTTTCCTCGGGCGTTTCAGGAGGGGAGAATGGCGATACCATTCCCTTGGCTAATCCGCCAATCTCGCTTCCCATTCCGCCGAAGAATCCTCTCTTGGCAGGCTCTGGTTCAACGGAGGCTGGAGCTTTCAACTTCTGCGCTATGCCGAGGCGCTCGTCGGGGGATAGGCGAGACAACACAGCCCTCTGCTGATCCTCAGGAAGGGTACGTAGCTTCGCAATGGCTTCTTCGGGAGTCACTTTGGCGGAGCTGCTCCCTTCAATGCATTGACGATTTCATCGATGTCCGCTCCTCCCGGCGCGGCAGCCGGCCCCACAGGATTCATCACGGCTTTGCGCGTCTCATTGGCCACGTTGTTCGCCAGCCAGTTGATCTTGTCGTAGAGCAGGGCCGGGGTGTCCGTGGGCTGGGGAAGATGCTGCGACAGACGCTCAAACAGGTACTTTCCACGACCTACGCGAGTCCACTGAGACGAACCGATTCCGAAGAGGAGGGCCACAGGCTTGATGATCTGCGAGTAAAGCGGGTCCGACGGAGTGAACCCGGCTTTATATGTCAGCCACGCCTTTTCGGCAGCGATTCGGTCCATTATGCCGTTGCGGTCTCTGTATTTAGACAGGATAGGAAGAATGTCGTTCGCGGCAGACTGGATCTCCTGCGTGCTCTGCAGGATTCCAGCGTCCTGAGAACTGTACTTCCCATGCACCCCGGTGTCGACGGCACCCTTGGGCATGCCGGGAGCAGAGGGAAGCCCTCCCGCAGTCGATGGCACCACAGTGCGGGACACGGGAGACGCCCCACCTCTGGGAGCAGCATCGTAACTCTTCCGAGTCGTGTGGGACACCGGCACCTTGACCCATTCTCCGTTTTCATTTTGCTTCAACTCGAAGCCGGTAGTGGTCGAATCCTCGGGTGGTTTAAGGCCGCCAAGTTGCTTCCCGTCTGCGCCCATGACCGGAACCACGTGCTGCCCTTCGGCGTCCGTGTAAATGCTATAGCGAAGCCCCGATGATGGGTCAGTGTAGCCCTGCGGAGCGCGGAAGGATGGCTGCTTGATGCCGAGGGCGGAGTATGCAAGTTGAGTTGATTCCTCCGGCGTAGCCTTGCGTCCCGTTACCTTCTCAAACGTGGCGAGCTCAGAGGCTGCCTTGCGCTGCGCCTCCGCTTCAGGACTCTCGCCGCCAGGCACCGGCATGCGGATGATGCCCTTGTCGGGATCAAGAGCGAGAACCGTGTATTGCCCCTTGGCCGAGTCCCACTCCGGGTTGCCGAAGATTACCGGCTGGCGTTCCTTGCGCAGTTTCTGCTGCGCCTCAAGGGAACGTAACTGGATGTCTTGCTGGGAACGAGCAATCTCCTGCTGGCCTAAAGCCGCTCTCTGCCGTGCTTCCTGATCATCAATCCCACGAACACGGCGAATCTCGCGCGCCTCCGCCTGAGCGGGTGCGATCGGAGCTAGAAAACTGAGTGCGTTGAGGAAGCCTCCCATCGCTAACCTCCGCCAAATGCGCTAAGGTCTGGCATCTGCTGGTTGCCATACCAACTGCTCATATCGATCGGCGGACCCGGACTACCCTGAAGATCACTCAACTGCGGAGGCATCGTGTTGTTGAGCGGGTTGGGAGCGTTGACAGCACCTGGAGGAGGAGCGCCGGCCAGGATCTGCGCCAGTTGACTCTGGGCGGTCTGCTGCTGCTGGCCTGGGGGAATGGCTCCCCCGCCTAGGCCGAGCGCCTGTAGGGCGTCCTGGTAGCCCTGCTGCTGGTTCTGCTGGATGTAGGGAGCGATGGCCTGCGACTCGACCTGCTCGCTGATCTGAGGCGACTCGGAAAGACCCCTCTGCGCCAGATACGCCTGAGCCTCGTTCGCCACGCCAGTCTGCAACCCGGCATTGAGCGGCTGAGTGAACTTCGCGGCGTAGGCATTCATCTTGGCCGGGTCTTGAGCGAAGGAGCGAAGGTTGTTCTGATACTGCTGATTTTGGTACTGGTTGTAGAGGTTGTACCCGGTCGACCCCAGAGAGAGCACAGGACTGATCTGCTGGATGAGCGGTAATAGCGAACTGAAGGCTTCCATCGGATCTCCTATACCACCGGTGACGACAATTCAAAGAACTGGCTGGGCGGAGCCGTTGGCGCCGAGCCTCCGCCGCTGATGTTTCCCCCGAAGCCACCCTGCTGCTGGCCGAGAGCGGCGAGAATCCCCCGCATATCGACCTGCCCACCCGGAGCCAGACCGCCGGCCGTAGGAAGCGCTGCGCCCGTCTGCTGCGATCCTCCAATCTGCCCTGGAGTCGGAGCAGCGGAGTATCCTGGCAAGCCCGCCAACTGTGCCGCAAAGTCCTGAAATCCGGGCTCGGTAAGCGACCCCCCGGTCTGGGCCTGAGCCTGCCCCTGCGTAGCCCGTATCGCCTGCTGACGCTGCAATGACTGCTGGTTGGCTTGCGACTGCTGCTGCTGCAAAAGAGCCTTCTGATTGGCCGCCTGCTGATCGCTCTGATTGTTAGAGTTGGAGACGGCCTCACCAATGCCGACGCCAGCCCCCGCCAGGCTTCCAATGGCAGTAATGAGCGGCAGAAGTCCGGCGATAAAAGGCATCGAATCCTCTCAAAGCAAGGGCGATACGGCTATGCTCCCCTTGAACGGAACCATGTTGCCCCCGATTCTCACCATTAAACGGGCAAGACGCTGCTCAACGGGCTGCGCGTCAGAGAACATCGACAACACACCGACACACCCCTTCTCTCTCGCATTTTCAAACACTTTGGGGAGAGCCTCAAGAAACCAATGCCGCACTACATGACCCGGAAGAGGCTGTACGGACAGCAACCTCCAGATCACCAGCCATCCCCCCGCGTAGGAGCAGGCGACTAGGGCAAAGGGGAGGTCCGACGACTCGGGAGTGACGCACCACGTCCATTCGGGATCGAGTACCGGCATACCGTGGTTCAGAAGCGGCGCCGGAATGAACTCCCCTCGAATGTAGTTTCTGACCCTGATCACCCGATAACCCTTCGCGCATTAGCCGACTTGGGCTCAATGTCCCAATCGATCGAATCGATCACCATCTGCCCCGAGCCCGAGAAGTCGATGTGGCACACCTGCCCGTTGAGCCATAGCTTGAACCTCAACTCAAACTGCTTCGACTTCACGTCCTGCGGAACGATATCCGCCACCATCGACTGCTGGCGAGCCCCATCTAAGACCGGAGTTGCAACCACCGTGGCGGCCTGGCCGGGCGTGCCGTAGCCGCGGAGAACCATCTCCCGATAGAAGATCCTCTGGCTGGACCCCTCTCCGAACACGTCGGGAGAGCGGAACCCCCAGTTGATCACCGTGCTTCCGACAGTAGGATTGGCCGGGTTGATGCTCCACGCTCCATCGCCGCTCTGAAGACGATGAATACTCGGCCCCAGCGCTGAGGATACGGGCACCCCGGCAATCACCATTGGGTTGCCTTCCCCGCCCTTGACGCGATTAAGAGACGTGATCGGCCACGGAAGGTCGATGATGATCCACGACTTCAGGATCAGGTCGTAGCAGAACACCCGGGTCAAGACGCCGGCACCTCCCACCAGGGGCATGGCGCACATGTACATCGGAGGCTGAACCGCCTGGGCACTCTTCGAGAGATACAGGTAGGCAGGGTCAACCTTCACGATGTCAGAGTCGATCTCGATCCCCCCAAACAGGTAGGGGCGAATCTCCTCTGAGATCACCCGGTCATTCACGCCGTCGTAAACAGCGAACCCGAGATGCGAATAGCGCACGATTCCGAATCCCGGAATGAACTGGATCGACCTCGCGGCCAGGCATCCCATGTCGGTCTGAGCGGCCTGAATCTCGAAGTTATTCGATCCGAAGACGCCGATGATCTGGTAGGTCTGGAACTCCTTGAAGACGGCCATGCTGCCGGTCGGAGAGATTCCGAGGGCCGCGATCGTGAACGGCTGCATCCCGGTAATCTGCGATCCGTCATCCCGGCCGATGAAGGCGATGTTGACCGGGTTCCATGAGTTTGGGTTGTTGGCGTCCGACATCTTGAGCACGGTAGGCCCGTCAAGCTGGTCTGCACTCGTCTGGGGAGCGGTGTTTGCCAACCAGAGGCTGCCGGCGTAGACCACGGCATGGGCGGCACCTCGGGGTGCCGGAAGGGCCGCAATGACCACCGTGGCCTTCCACATGACCGAGCCGTCCGCCACCAGTTGGCCGATGGTGTAGGAACCTGCCGTGAAAGGCGTAGAACCCGAACCCGATACGCCTCCCTGGATGGCAGTGAACACGTACCCCATAGCCTGCAACTGGGCGCCTGTGATCCAACTCACGCTTGCCTGCCATGTCGGATAGGCCGCAGTGAAGGAGTTGACGATCGAGACCGGCGCCACCGTGCCGAGCTTCGATGGGTCGTAGGTCAGGGGCGTGATGCCGTTGCCCAGGATCAGGACTTCAAGAGCCGCGAACTGCAACTCGATGGGGATCGAACAGACCGCTCCTACGATTCCTCCGTAGGGAGAGAATCCGGGAGCGGAACTTACCGGGTTAAACTGGGGGTCGCCGGGAAGAAGGTTGACCTGCTGCGGAGCTACTCCAGGAAACAGCCCTCCGGTGACGGACACGGGAAATAGGTCGGTTATCGACTGATTGGCAACTTGATAGAAGTCCAATAATTGGACGTACCGGGTCGTATTTGCGATCGGGGCCGCCGCAGTCGGAGCGGTAAGCGTCCCAGTAAATGTGAAGGTCGTGGTTCCAGATCCCACCACGGTCCCGAGCAGTACCCCCAACGGATTCGACCCGCCCGTTGGAAGAACATTCAGGTAGTAAACCTGATACCCGTACACTCCCGCCACCGCTGTCCAGTTGAAGACCACCGAGGCGAAGGACGATGCCGCGGTCATCTGCACCGCTGAACCCGGCACAGTCAGACCGGTGTGATCCAGACCTCCCGCCGAACCGATAGCCACCACGCCGAAGAAGTACGTTCCTGCGGGGTTCGTGGTAGTCCCAGATGGAACAGCCGTAAAACCGGTAGGAGCGGAGAACAGTGCGGCGGCCCTCTGCGCCAGCATGGAGTAGTAGGGATACTGACCCACGGCATAGTTCGAATAGGCATCGATCCAGAGCGAATTGGGGTAGGTGGAGGTCCAGTTTGCAAAATACTCTGAACCGTCACACACTTGGAGAGATCCCCGTTGCGTGAGCAGGAGATTCGACATGCGCGTCAGGCATCCCGGCTGCTGGGAGAGGATGCCGGTAGCGGCATTGATTCCGCGGGCAAACTTTTTCTGCGAAATCGTTTTAGCCATGCTTGCCCTCTATGTGAGCGAAGACTCCGTGCAACTCCCGCGCCTTTGCTATATAGGCATCGCGAGCATCTTCCTCTTCCACGAAGTAACCGATCAGTATCCTCTTTTTTTGAAACTGAATTACTGATGCCCATCTCCATTGAGAGCGCCACTTCTTTCGATAAACTCCCTTGTATTTTGAAGACGTTTGAGAGGAGAATTTACGCCTATTTTGCATCTGCTGTGGCCTACTGCATACTCGAAGGTTTCCTCTAGTGTTGTCCAGAGTGTCGTGGTTTTCATGGTCCACTTGACGAGGATCTCCGAACGCCAAGCCTTCAATGACACGGGCCATAGCTTCCTGACGAACCCCGGGCTTCTCTTTTCCTCCACCCAGGTAGATAGACCTTACCGCATAGAATGACCGACTCGTTTTACTCCAATGAGCGAACCACTTGAATGCGGATATGCGCTCGTAATCGCACGCATCAACCTTTGCGAACTGTCCTTGGGTTAGAGGAATCAGACGGGTATCATCAGACGAGAGGGCAGGTTCCTGCTCGAACAGGTTCATGGGCGCACCTCCTAAGTGCGTACAGCCTGCTCTCATTATACTTCGTCTGCATGTCACAATAACACCTTTGTTTTGTTATGTTTGAAAATACAAACAGTACCCAGTCATGGCAAAATTATACCCCCAAAATATCCTCCTGCGCCAACCGCAACCTGAATTCCAGAACCAGATCCAACCTGAATCTGGCGCGGTCCCATAGGCTGTCTAAGCCCGCTGATGCCTTTGCACTTGTCCTTGAACTCGTTGTAGAGTTTTTGAGCATTATCGACATCCTGCTCGGCCTTCTTGAAGCGGTATTCTAGGTACACCCGCATGGCATCGATCCACGCCGGGGGAAGGCTCAGAATGTTGGCTGACTGACCCACCACGTAGTGCTGAGGAAGCCTTGTTCCAGAGAGGTAGATGTTCAATTCCGTCACCTGAGTACCTGACGGCCAAGCGTTTGAATGCGTTCCTCCCATGCCTCTCGTAAGTTGGGTTAACTGGCTTCCAGAGCCAGATCCTGAGTAATAAATGATCTCGCATTGTCCTAAGTCGGACGGATAAGGACCAAGCAGAGCCAGGCCGAACCCAAGAACGAATCCAGTAGCCCCCGGAGTGTAAGTGAGAATCGTATCGGTTGCGCCGATGCCGGAAGTAAGAGTGCCCGCCCCGGCTGTTCTCGACGCTTGAGGCCATATCTCCACCTGCTGCACCTGGGCATCCTGGTTCATCACCATCGATGCGGTGATGCCGGTTACGTTCGAGTGGCGGAATACATCCTGCTTCCCCCCGAAGGCGAACGGATAACCGTCGTAGAAGCCGTCCGACATCTTGCGCCAGTTGCCGAGAACCTGATATTGCGCTTGGCCGCCCGTAGTAGGAATGCCGGTGATGTCTCTGATCCCTTCGCAGATAGCCGTTGCCGCGTCCAATCCCTCATTGATCCATCGATAGATCGCAGAAGCGCCAAGAGCGGTCCCATCGGTGTCAGGAAGGGCTGCGGAACTCCTCTGGGTCGGATAACCGTTGATCAGCAGAGACGACAGCGTGAAGGTGATCGAGAAGGCCCCGACTCCCGGAGAGGTGTAGTAGAAATACCTGTCCTCCGCCCCCGGAGCAATGATCGAAACATAGACCTTCAGCGCAATGGCCGAGTAGGAGCAATTCCCGGTGATGGTGATCGTTCCGGTCAGTAGTCCCAGCAGGACGGACACCTCGGCACATGGACCGGACTCCCCCCACGGCGTCAACTGCGTCACCACAAAGTAGAAATTGGTCGTGCCAGCTCCGCCCGACACCGCGGCCGCAACATTCGATGGAGGAGGGAGATAGAGCGGGGGGTCCGTGGCGCTTTCTCTAAGACCCATGATCAAGTCGCCCACTAGGGAAGTCTGCATGTCACCATCCTAAATGCACTGCGGCTCGCCGGGGGTCAGTCCAGCGAGCCGCAGTCTTGGCCGAGTGGAGGCGCGGCCAGCCGGTTATACGAGAGCTACTTCGCAATCGATCGGAATAGATGTAATGGTTCCGCCTCCCACCACTACGAAGGCAACCGAAGTGATTGACAGGTCCGTCTTGAACTCGCCCGTGTAATCATAGGCTCCATTAGCGGCGGCCGCAGGTATGCTGGCAACGTCCACCGTAACTGTGCCGTCCGATACCTGAACCGTAAGCGCCGCCGTGGTAGTAGAAGTAGCGCCGACGACCCTCATATGCCACTTGCCGGAACTGGGAGCAGGGCCGCCGCTAGCATTGAACGCCACGCCGCTGGTCGAGGGCGTAGTGGCAGTGGCTCCGATGGTGATGGTGATGGTGCCGGTTGCGGTGCCCGTCTGGGTCGCGGAACCCTGGTAGGATGGCGAGCCGAACCCCGGCATGCATTGCGAAACTGGATTCTTGAATGGTAGTGCCATTGACTCGTCTCCTTATGTGATTGCAGTGATCGTTACCAGCATGCGCGGGCTGATGCAGGACAGGTTCCAGGTCAGGTACATGCAACTGACCAGAACGCGTTGGTTCGAGGGCTTAAGGAACGGATCGACGTTGAAGTAATCCGCCTCATGGAAGACCGGGAAAATGTACTTCGAGTTCAGGAACTCTGCCTGGGTCGCGGTCGCGAATGGGTCGGCAACCACCACAGCATTGTTGAACAGGAAGTGGTTGCGGAATCCAACCTGCAACGCTTCATCATCCTGCATCCCCTGACCGAAGCGGATGTTGGTGACGAAGTTGCCCTTGAACGCCGCGTAACTGGTCCGGTTCATCACCAGCAGGTCGGGTTCGTCATAGCCCCACGTGACCGACTGGTAAGCCGTCTCCGCCGTAGCCGACGAGAGGGCCGCCGAACCGCCTCCGACCGCTGTAGCGGGCAGCCAAAACGCATTCGAGGCGGTCGCACGGTTGATGCCGGCGATTGTATTGGTGGTCGACTGCGCCCAGGAGATGATGTCGTCCACATCGAGCGACGTATTCTGGGGGGAGGTGTGCCAGAGAGCGCGGCTCAGTTTTTGGAGGAACGACGCCGAAGCAGTCTGGAACTTGGCCTTGATGATGTCCAGGTTTCCCGCTCCGCCCCGGTTGAGGATGATGTCCGTGATCGGAATCACGATCGGCTGGCGGTACGGCTTCCACTGCTGGTTGGCTGGCTGAATCGAGTCAACCACGCTGGTGTCGAGCAACTGGTCGCCGTAGTAGGCGCCGCCGGGAAGCTCTTCCTGATTGATTTCAGGGAAGATCAATTCACCCGCGCCAAACTTCTTGCCTTCCTTCGTCAACGCCCAAAATATCGGAGAGGGCTGGAAAACGTTGTCGCCCAACACCGGCACGATGTACTTTTGGCTGATCGAGTTGACGGTATTGGAAAGCTGAACCGGAGGAGATGTTAATCCTAGTCCAACAACGCTGTTTGCCATTTCCTGATCCTCTTCTGGTGCGCGTTAAAAGGTTGAAGTAAGGCTAGTTGACTAGCCCGAATGATGCCGTTGAGAGTGCCGATTGCAAAATAGAGTCGTCGTTTGACGCCTCGGCCAGGGCCTGGTCGAAGGTCTTGGCGACTTCGCGAACCTTGCCGTCCTTGGTCGTAATCTTCTGGAAAGGGTCGAAGTCAGTCTTCTGACGATGCGCTTCGGGGCCGGAGACTCGCGGACGGGTGGCCGTAGCGATACGAGCCTTCTCTTCGCCGGTCTTGGCTGCCTGGGCTTCAAGTTCCGCCAGTTGCGCCTTCTTGACGTCGTTCCAGGTCAGGCGATCGACCGCGGCCGCCATGTCGAGACGCCCATACTTGTCCTTCAGGCCCTGCTTCGTGGCGTACTCAAAAGCCTGCTGGTAGTCCACCTTGACGCCCTTGGGAAGCTCGCTCGTGGCACGAGAGAAATCACGGTTGTAAGTCTCTTCGAGATTGGCTCCGACAGCAGTCTGAACGACATTCGAGATCTGCTTCAACTGAAGTCCAATATTGGACTGGAAATCCTGAAACTCCTTGTGCTGCTTCGACATCTCCGCCTTGAACTCCTTCACGATCGGTCCGAGCAAAGGATCGTTGGGATCGAGGCCGAACTCGCTGGCCGCCACGGTGCGAATCTCAGCGTCAGTCCTGGGAGGTGCAACCTGTCCGTTGGGACCGAGAAGCCCAGCCTTCTGAAACTCGGCCACCTTGTTCGCAATGGCGATCTCAGCCTGTTCGACAAGCTGCTGGCGCTGCGTCAGTTGCTGGCGGTCTTCAGCCGACATCGACCGGATTTCCCCGAGAGTGGCATTGGTGCCGTCGGGCATAAGCAACTGGATGTCGTCGCCGTACTTTGAACTGTTGATGATGTCTTTGAGTGCCATATTCTAAGCCCCTCCTCCAGAGGCGAAATCCTGTAACCCCATCCCCTGACCCTGGGGGTTCGGTATCGATGCGTTGTTGGCAATCGGGTTCGCCTGCACGGTAGACGCCGTGGCGGCCGCCTGCTCCGCTTCCTTGATTGCGTTGTCGAGGTACTTCTGCGCCTGAGCGATGTTCCGGCTCACCCCTGGCATCTGGAATGCCGCACGCACGTAGATAGGAACGATGATCGACTTGATCTGCTGAAGCGTCTTGAGGATGGCTCCCGGATCGGCTCCCTGTAGTTCCGCCAGTTGCCGCGCCACCTGATCGCCGGCCTGAGCGCCTGGTTGGGCATTCATCTGGGCGGGAGCCCCCGGACCCATTGGAGACGGACCCTGCGGAGGTGCGGGGGGCATACCCGGAGGTCCACCCTGTTGAGGGGCACCGCCAGCCAGTTTTGCAACTAGTTGACGCGCCATCATCGCCGGTAGTCCGGGACTCGCCATCGATCTCCTACCAGCGCCTGGTGCGACGGGGAGCCTTGGGCATCGAGACGCGCTTGACTCCGGTTCGATGCAGGAACGGTTTCTTGGTCGCTACGGGCATGGGTGTCTCCTACGCCTTCTTGCTGTTTCCGGGGATCAGCTTCAGTGGGTCCATCGGCTTGGCCACGGGGTTGTTGCGAACGTCGGCGCCGGGCTCGTTTACCGGTCGACCAACCGTCAAAGGACTCTTCAAGATTTCCGAATCAAACGTATTGCCGAATTTCTCTGGCACGAAACGCCTCCTTGGGCGGATGTAGGGGCGAGATGCGAGCAGCCCGCCCCGGTTGAATCTGCCGGATTACTTCCGGCGACGAGAACGACGGCCACGACGGTGTGCCATACAGTTCTACCTCCTTCGCTGTAAGTCTCGGAACGGGCGCGAAGGCCAGCCGCACATTCCGGTTGCCCAGAACCTACGAACGCGATGACTTGCGCTTTTTGATCCTGGCTCGCATGGCGCGCAGGAATTCTTTTGGCCGATGGTAGTCCTTGACTAGTTTTTCCTTGGCCACTGCCATTTCCTGCCTCCATTTCATTGAATTACTTCCGCTTGTGGGATTTCTTGCCACCCTTGTGATGACGACGGGCCATGGAGTCTCCTTTCAGCAGACGCTAATCCGCTTCATTGAGACAACGCTAGTACAAGTTGGAAGGGAGGGAAAGTTTTTGCTGCCGCACTACTCTATTGATCTATAAGGCTGGACGGGGTTAAGACAAAATGGCGGTTGTGAAACCGACCCGTGGAAATGCACCATACCGGCAACCCGAACTCGACTAGAGTGCCGTTCTGAGCCCACTGACGAACCGTGCGTTCCGGCCGCCCCATGACCCGGGCGAACTCCGTTAAAGTAAGCCAATACGATAATTCTGGATTCATTTACGATTTCCTCGCGTCTTCGCCAGAGCAGCCAGCTCTAGATTTGACTTCTGCTCTTCGGCGATCTCTTCGGCCCCTGGATAACCCAGAGTGCGCAGACCGCGCTCCGTAGCCACGATGCCGGTCTTCATCAGTTCCGGCGTCATGCGGCGAATCACCGAATCCGAAAGCGGACGGATCGACGCTTCATCGAGGAGCACGTCGTACTGGTCGGGGCGGATCAAGCCCTGCCACTCGGCCATCTCTATTCCATTGACGCCGCGGAGGGGCAAGTTCTGCCGACCCATGTACCTTCCCATGACGCCGAACATGAACTCTCCCAGCATCTGAAGGGTGTTCGACAGGAGCCTGCCTGAGAGTTGCAGGAGGCCGGATGATTGCAATACGGACGAGTCGAAGAGGTCGGTCGAGATGTTGCCCTGGCCCGGATTGCCTTGCCTGGCCTCCCCGAATCCGAGGACTTGATTCTGGAGCTTCAGAAGCTGCTCGGGAACCTGCATGGCGCTCGCCGACAGGGCGTTAGGCGAGACGCACTCGGGCGTCTTCGACCCGGCGTTCTTGACCACGACTTCACCCGGCAGGCCGCCGAATGCTTCGGGATCGATGCCTGAGTTGTTGTCGAGGAACCAGACGCCGTTGTTGAGCCTGATGCAGTTCTCAAACGCCTGAGTGTAGAGTCTTTGCGCCAGTTGCTGCATGTCGATCGTCATCGACGTGACTGGCACGCCCCAGGCCGAGTTGAGCGCCGGCAGAGCCCACACCGGGAAGATGGGGAAATGCGGCGCCATGATGTCGCTGCGCTTGGGATAGGGGTTGTCACCGTCCGACAGGATGATCCCATTGCACTCGACCAGCCAGCGTCCGTTGGGGTAGCGGAGGATCACTTCGGGATCGATGAGTTCGTCTTCGAGGGGCTTGTCCTTCGACTCGACCACCTCCCGCGTGTAGTCCTTGCAGAAGACGTGGTGGACGAGGACTCGGGTGTCGGACGAGTAATTCTTCCTGCCTGACTGGAAGGGCATGCCGGGGGTCGACTGCATCGGACCGGTGGGCATCTGGATGCCGTACCCCGAGTCGCCTGAGAGTGGAGCGGGAGACTGGGATCCGCGATTAGGACGTACTCCCTTCGAAGTGTCCGGCCACTTAAGCCGAACGTCCTCGATGTTCATCCACGTCCCGTAGTAGACGTAGGCGGGGTCCCAGGTGTAGTCGGTCGAAGGGTCGAACCCCACCATTCTAGGGTCCATCGACTTACACCAGATTCCGCCCTTGCCGTTCCTGAGATCTGGATCGAAACCTGAGACTATAAACCCCGTTCCGCAGTACCGGGCGGTGAGGGAGGCGTAGAGGGTGTGCTGGTTGATCTTAGCTGCCACCCACTGCGCCTGGAGCGCCTTCTCTCGATCCTTGTCGCGGTCCTTGTCTCCGAACACGTAAATCTGGGGAGACATGTCGGAGATCTGGCTCGCCTCCTCCAGCATGATCCTCTGGAGCATGGGGATGCGTATCAGAGGGCGGAATGATGGGGAGGGGGAACCTGCATCCTTGAGGCTGTAGAGATCGTCAGCAGATTTATAGAAGTTCTCGCCCAGTACCTTATTCCTATATTCGTCGGAGGCCCTTATCCATTCCGAAATGTGCTTGGCGCGTGGGTCGTTATACTCGTCCGGGTCCGACTTCTTACGAACATTCCCGATGGTGTATACGTTGGCCAACTATCGCCTCTTTTTACTGTGACGGACCTTGTGACGTTTACCACCCACCACGACATCTTTCGCGTGGGTTGGAATTCCATGTATGTGAGTATACGCACGAGACTTGCGGTAGGCTTCCTTGGACTTGAAGTGCTCGGTAGGCATCAGTACCTTCCGTGACCGCTTCCCCGCGTGCTCTGCCTGGCAGTATGGACCTTGCCCTTGCCGGACCTGCCCGGAGCCCGTGCACCCTTCTTCTTGAAGTGGCGGCGAGGATTCTTGGGGGTCACCGTTTCCGAGTCGTCGCCGGGGTCCGTAATGCCGAACTTCGCCCTGTCCATGAACACACCTCTGAATCAGAGTATAGGAGGCTACTTTTCCGCCTCCCGTGTCAATGCCGCACTACTCACCTCGGTGGGGTCGATTCTCAGCCATTCTGCCAGAAGTTGAGCCTGCGACTTGCCCGTTTCTCCCGTCTCATTGCGCATGAACTGTTCGAGGTCCGTGATCGTCGCAGTAACCTCCTTGAGGCTGATGACGTCACCGAGGACCAGCGTGTCGAGGTTGTCCATCAGGTCGCGCTGGTAGGCTTCGTAGGCGGATGCTTTGTTGTGCTTTCGGTTATCGTTGAACCGTTGTCCGATGTCGGAGAAGAGGGCTTTGGCGCGCCTCGCTGCTTCGTCTGAGACTCCCCGGCGAACTGACCGGTCTTTTGGGCCATCGTCCGTGGGCTGTCCTTGAGCGGGATTCCGGGAGGCTTCTCCTGCACCTTGAACGGGAGCACTCCTGCCTGAAGTTTTTCCCGCGCCTCGAATTCGTTGCGCCGGAGCCTCTTGGCCAGATCTCTCTCCATCTCCATCTGCGCCGCTCTCTGGTCGGTCACAATGGTCCTCAACAGGGTCGGGGGTGAGCATGTGCTCGCGGGCGGAATGATCCCTAACGCCCGCTGAGCCTCCATGATCTCCAGCATCTCCTCGGCGTCGAAGTCTATTTGCAAACTGTTGGCCGTCCATCGAATCTTCATTCATCAGATCCCCGCTAATCTCTGTGGTTGGTTGTGATTCTTCTCGTACTTGCGTATCTGGCGAAGGTGGTCGTTGCCGTTCTGCATGATCCCGCCCATCGCCGTGACCAGACCGTCCTTGGTCCATTCCGGCATCTTGCCGGGGTTCTCCTGAGGCAACTGGACCGTCTCCATGTCCTCCTTAGTGAGGAGGAGGTTGCGCATAGGAGACACTTTGCAGACGTCGGGGTGGTACTGCTCTTTGGCGATCCAGGCCAGAAACGCCGCCATCATCGTGTCATCGTGGCCAACTCTGACCGACCAGCGGAAGTTCATCTCCATCTTGGCACACTTCATCTGATCGACCAGGATGCGGTCCTTGGGGAGGACTTCCTTGCGGTGGAGCGCGGTCCTGAACAGGGTGAACATCATTCTGCGGTACCGGTCGGAAGTCTCAAACCCGTAGGCCATTCCCGCCTTCGATCGATCGGCCCTGTCGTCTCGCCCCTTCCAGAGGTACTGGGTGGGATAGAAGAGCCGGTCGCGGAGTTCCCGCATCACCACGTAGCCGAGGTTGTTCAACTCCACGTTCAGCATGGCGTTGTTGAAGTAGTAGCCTAAGGCTGCCGCAATGGACGCGAGTTCTTCTGGAGATACGCGAGCCATAAATCTCGCTGCCGCGGCCCCAGACTCCGCATTCCAAACGAAGATTGCGGCGTAGTCGCCGGCCGCGAGAGATGCCTCCTCACCTCTTGCCGAATCCACTCCGGCAAAGTAGTGATGCCGGGGCTGAGGGTTCTCCCACACGCACAACGGACCTTCCCAATCGCCTTCAAGTTCTCCATGCTTCCCATCTTCCGTCAAAACGCATCTTCCGATAAATGGGGGCTTCTCTACCGACGCCTCCGCGAACTGCATCTCCTCGACCGTGAAGGCCGGATTTCCGGTAGCTACAAACGCTTCCGTCGGGTCACTTGGGAACTCTTCCCTCCATTTTTCGATCACGCCTTCGCATTTGGCGGAGAGGGTTTCGCGGAACCAGGCTATACGATCCTTGCCGATCTTGACCTTCTTTCCTGTCTTCCAGTGCTTGATGTCGTTCATCAGCCAGCGTTCGTACTCGTCCCTCGGGGCATCTTTTGCTCTCGCTGGGTCCATCACGTAGGCTGGGTCGTCGTACCAGGGCAGGAAGATGGGCAGGAACTCGTTGTCGCCGGCCACGGCTGCCTGCCAGTACTCGTAGTAGGATTCGCCCGGACCCTCCATGCCGTTCGCCGTCGTCTCGATCCAGCACCCGTTGTTGGGATCTTTCGAAAGCGTGTTGAGCAGAGACGTGAAGGCGCCGTCGTAGGGATAGAAAGCCGCTTCGGTCAGGTGCAGCCAGGAGAACGTGAGGCCGCGGGCGCCGTGAACCGTAGCCGCGGTGTAATGCTTGAAGGTCGAAGCCCTGCCCACGTCGTGGGGGTAGGTCAGCGTCTTCGTGGTAGGGCGGAGCAGGTTCGACCCGTAGACCGGGCGCATGTCCTCATAGAACCCGCAGGCCATGGCGAAGTTCGCGACCGCCACTTCCCGGTTCTGGGCCACCGTTCCCGCCTGAGCTGATGGGTAAGCAAGGCAGTGGGCGTGGCCTACGGCCGTAGCGAGCGTCGACAATCCGATGCGGCGGGCCTTGAGGAAGATTCCGTAGAGGCGGCGCTTCTTGGCGAGGTGTTCCTTGAAGAGTTCGATCACCTCGATCTGTTGCTGCCTCAGCTTGAATGGGACGAGGATGCCGTTGTCCCGGTCACGAATGTTCAACCGTTCGCATAATCGCGTGACGTGATCGAGGTTCAGACTCATCAGTTGACCCGGGTGATGATGTCCGTGGCGATCCGGTTCATCTTCTGAACAATTGAGAGAGCCTCCAGAAGTTCCTGCTCGTTGGCCTTTTCGAGCCCTCCGGGAAGGTAGAGGACGGGGTTCGAGTACTGCGAGAAGCCGATTCCCGCCTGCACCATTTCGATGAGGGTCTGCATGTCCTCGGGAGTCTTGACAATGAGCAGATCTCCAGGCTCAATCGACAACTTCTCGATGCGTTCTATCATTAGCGCCTCAGTCAGTCTCATTTGCAGACATTATCCTCAGATACTTCCTGATAGGGTACTCGAAGTTGTGGAAAGGTTCATCGATACACATCTCCAGACGGTAATAGTCTCCGTCTTCTGGTTTAAGCCCGTAGGGATGATGAATAATAGTGGTCACCCTGCACTTGGAGCAGTGCATCATTACAGGCCATCCGTATTCGGAAGGAGCGATTCTCTCGATCTCTATCACCGGATGTCTCCTTCCGGCTGGCCGTCGAAGCGGGTCTTGGCGGAACCTTCAGGAAGCAATCTCCTCCGGTTACGGTCCCTGATGCATTCAACCGAGCAGTACTGGTAGGGGGCCATGAGGCCGGTATCCTTATCCTTTTCGACGCCGTTCATGGTCCAGTTCCCGTCGGGACGCTTGGATGGTCCTCCGCAGCCGGTGCAGGTCTTGCGCATCGACTCCTCGCTGATTCTCTGGTTGAGAATCTCAGAACATATCTCGATGTTCTTTCGGGCCGAGGCAAGCTGACTGAGAGCTTCGGGGAGAGGGAGTTTCTTGAAGAATTCCCGGATCTCCGTCTCCTTGGCATCGCGAAGAAGCCATGAGGTTCGGGCCGCCTCGCCGCCCCTGATGGCCCCGTGGGCGAATCGGTTAGGGTCTTCGATGGGTTCCTCGGGAGCCATATGCGGTTTGCGCCTGATTGCCAGCTTCTCGATGATGCGTTCCTGTCTCGGTGTCGGGTCCATGATTCTCCTCAAAAAGTCATCTGCTGCCGTTGCCTTATTTCGTCTTCGGAAAGGGGATTCCGGGCATCTCCGTACAGGTGAAGCATCAGCTCGCTCGATTCGGCCACGCGCGAGAAGTAGGAACTGTCGTCGGGGTACTCTTCCCGAGAAGCAATATGATCGTCCATCATGGGGCAGAGGTTGCCGTCGATCGCCATCTGGACCTGAAGATCCCCGTTTCCAAGGGTTCGATAGAGGACGAGTTCATATCTTCCGTCCGTCGACCTTCTGCCGTTCCACTCGATCCTCTTGCGCCTCTGGCGGCACATCTGGGGCTTGCGGACCGGGGGAGGCATCCTCAGCAGCCGTCCTTCGGAGCGTAGAGTGTCCCTCACCATGCGCTTCAAGGCTGGCTTGGTGAACACCTGGATCGATATCTTGCGGTTCACGTCCTTGCAGGCCTGACAGGCGAACACATAGGCCCCTTCCCGCTCTTCGAGGAAGAACATGGTCTTGTCCCGGCCCAGAGGATGCTGCGGGTTGCGGCACATGGGAGTCTTCATAGGCGTCTCCACAGGAGAGATGTTTTGAACACGCTATCTGGAAAGGAACCCACAATATAAATAGGGACACCGCAGCGTTCACAATGCACTAACCCACGAGCCCCTTCTGGGATCTTGTGCCCAAACAACATCCTGCACCAGCGTCCGAATTCAAATTGCCTGCTCATAGAGACTTCCTGCCCTCATCGTGCAGCCCGTGCCAGGCGGTTTTGGGGAGAACGCCCCGCTCCAGACGCCACTCATCGATTCGCTTCAGGATCTGTCTCCGTACCGACACCCGTGTCTCCCGCCACACCTGCCAGGCATCCTTGTAGCAGGGAGTGCAGAAGTACTTCACGAACTTCCGCTCCGGGTTGCGCCTCAGGGTTCCAATCGGGTTCGGGATGTAGCGGTTGCACTTGATGCACCTCGACTCAAACTCGGCGGCCTTGACGTCCCAGACGTACACTTCCGTATTCTTCTTCTCGGTCTTCTTCTTGGACGCGGTATGCTTTCCCCTTCGGCTCGCGTTCCAGCAATCGAGGCAGATGGTCATGGTCTTGTACTTCTGCCCTATCCCGCAGCGGTTGCAGAGGTGACCGACGATCCGGCGCATCCTTGCGTTGTACTCGACCCGCTCCTCGGGGGTGAGGGGAAGCCTCAGAGGCCTCGACAGTTTGGGATCGATCTTGGCGTGTATCCACCCCATCCCTACCTCGCCTGCGGCTTGACCCTCTGCCGCCCCCAGGTACTGATCACCTTCTTGCCCTTGCACACAGGACACACGCCCGTCATGCCCGACTCGCCCATGATCGATCCCGCGCCCGCGCACCGTCCGCAGGTGTTTACCGGCATGTTGATGTTGCGCACCCGCTTGCGAGGAGATTCGGGTTCCGGTTCGTCTTCGGCCGGCGGAAGGGCGTTCTGGTGGTTGAACTGCTCCTGCCTTGCCATCTCCGCGGCTTCGGCCTCATCCGCCCTCAACTGGGCTTCGTAATCCTCTTCCACCAACTCAAGCGCCGGGGGCGCGCTTCCATCCTGAATGATACGGCGGGATGGTGGAACGGATACCGGTGATACAGCTTCCTGCGAGGGCGCCACCACCGGGGCATGCGGACGTGGGGGATCAACTTTTCCATTCGACTTGAACACCTTCACCCCGGTCGGGTCCATATAGGTCACGCGGCTGGCGTGGGGCAGTTGACTCAAAATAATGGCCCCCAGACGCTTGCCAGTTGGACCTGAGGCCTGGATCACGTACTCTCCCCCGTCTTCGATCACGGTGAGGACTGGAGGAATCTGTTCGATCTCGCTCATATTACCTCAGTTGTGGACGGCCAGGATCTTCGGGACCTTGACGTGGCGGATGCCTTCCCGCACCAGTTTATCGATCAGCATGCCGTCGGAATTGGACGGGCCTCCGTTGTCCGGCTTGCCGGGGAAGGGCTGGAACTTCTCGCGTCGAAGGATGAAGCCAGTCTTGTCGATGTATCCCTCTGTAGGTCTTACGTCGAGCACCTGACCCCCGCAGGGGCCTCCCATCACCATGTCGCAGTAGACCAGGTCCACATTCTCTCCGGCGGCAAGCATCTCCTGGGCGTACTCGGGCAAGTAGTAGGAATCGTCTGACGGAAACGCCACCCACTCACCCTTAGCGAAGTTCTGCACCGCCCATTCGGAAGAATGGTAGGAAGTATTCCGCAGTTCCTTGGGAGTACTTCTGTAGTGAACCCGATTCATGCTCATCGATATGTTCGCTTGTCTCCACGTAATGTAGGGATCACTGGTGTTGTCCATCACGATCGCTTCCCAGTTCGTCATGGTCTGGCAAACCAGAGACGCCAGGCAGCAGCGGAGGAACTCGGGGCGGTTGTAGGCCGAGACGATGAAGGAGATCCTCGGAGTCACCGGGTCACCTGCCACTTCGCCTTTAGCACCTGCTCCTTGAGCGTCTTGAACTGATCTCCCTGCACCTTAAGTACCCCGGGGTCGTGGATCGAGATGGGCAGGAGAGGGTCGTCGTTCTGGAACAGGAGATCGTCCTCGAACACGCTTATCCCCTGAGCAGTATAAGCGTCGAGAGGACTGTTCCTGATAGGGTCGTCCCACGCCACCTCGCCCTTCAGGACCTCTCCTATCCACTTGTCATCCCAATTGATCGGAGACGTGTCGGCCATGAACCCCAGACCCACATCGACCCTTTTGGGAATGTCGTGCTCGGGTCCCTTCCACTCCGCCTTGACGATTCTCTCCATCGCCTTCCGGCTGAGCCAGATCCCACAGCCTCCGTGCATGTAGTCGAAGTAGCGCATCCAGATCTTGAACGTGCCTCCCAGGCTCAGCTTGCAGGGAACCTGGCCGGCGTAGTCGAACGCCTCGAGTCCAGCCTTGGCCACCCTGTCCGGGAATACCCAAGTATCGTCACAGCATCGAAAGCAGAAGTCGTAGCCCTTGTCGAGAGCCCACTGGAACACCGCCTGGTTCTTGAGCGCCATGTACTCCTTGCGATCGTCGACGGGGAAGAACAGTTCATCCTCTTCCGGCTGCTTGCCATTCTCCGGGGTTCCATAGACGAACCGGTAGTCGAGGCTGGAACCCTTCAGATACGTCTCTCTGGCCCTTTGCCGGTAGGGAGCGCGAGACTGATGATGAGCGGTGAGGATGGCGATAAGGATCTTGGGCTTGCCGTTACTTGTCATGGTTCTTGATATACTCCTGTAATTCCCGGTCAACTGCCTGTTCATTGAGGGGGTCCGATACCCTGAACTCCGGGTTGGCCTCTACTCCGTGGGTCACCGTCTCCGACCGGAGCAGATTGCCCAGATCCCTTTCCAGATCTCGACCTTCGGCAGAAATGGGAACCCCATCCTCCGCCACCGTGAGAGGCGTGATAGCAGGGCTTCCGCCCCAGAACTCTTCGATCTCCTCAACTGAAGGCTCCCTCCTCTGACTCTGGTGCCAGGGATGCTCGTTACCATCCGCATCCCGGTAGATCGCCCGACCCTCGACAATCTCCGGCACCGGAAGTCCGAACTCTCGCCTGACCCGCTCCAGGTTCCGCTTCCGGTAATCCTGTCGAAGACCAAAGAAGTCTCCCGCATCCTCATACCGCTCAGTCAGGATTGCCATCGACCACCTCCAGTACAACCCCATCGAGTGACTTCAGCCACGTCATCAGTTCATCCCTAAACCAGTTCGAAATCTCGACATCCTTACAAACCACCGTCGCCGACTCCCCCAGTAGCCACCAGATCCTCGGCCTGGGCTTCTCGACCGTACCCGGCCCGTACACCCCCACACTGAGTCGCATCCGTACCTCTTCCCCGTATAGGCAACTCGCCTCCAGCACCTTCTGGTTCTCCGGCTCGATGCTCAGACCCGGGCGCTTCACGATGACGTGGATGCTTGACTCGCCCCAGTCCCTCATTTGCGTCTGTCCACCCAGAAAGGTTCTACTGACGCCCGCGGCGCCTGCTGCGTGAGGTTCGACTTCGCATTCATCTGTCCGCGACGGTAGGCATCAAGGATGGCCTCCTTCCACCGCTGGGAACTGCTGGACTCATACAAATCCCTGATCGATTCAGGTACTTCCGGCTCAGGTGCCAGAAACATGCGCCTCTGCCACTCCAGCGCGATCAGTTTAGTCTCCTGCCATGAACCGTTGGGATGGTTGCTGCTCGCGTACATCGATTGGCACTGCTCTCTGGTAGGGGTGATCGGATTCTCCGCCAGCCACCGGATAGCCGCAGTAATAGCCGTTTTGAATTCGGCCTCTATTTCTGCGGAAACACGCTCAGATATGTCCGGCTTTCCATTAGGCTTGCTGGCCCAAACCGCAAGCATGGACTCCATGAACATTCCATCTGGTACTACGTACCGCTTCTCACTCATAGCTTCTTACCCCTCGCATGTTTCTTCTTGGGCCCGTGAACTTTCAACCCGCACTCAAACCACTCCCCTAAATCAGAATCGTACTCCACGTAGCCGCACATCTCGGCCGCTTCATTGCTTGCGGGAGGCCCAGGATCGTTCACCCGCGCTGCCGTCTCTTTGTCTCTAAGCGCCGCCCTGACCCGCCGTATGTCCGCCGACCCTAGAGCCGTATTCCATCTTCGACTCCCACACTTCGGGCAGCGTAGAGGCGTCCTGTCCGGTGTGTACATCCACCTCCACCGACAACCCGAACACTCCCACGCCCTACACTCAACTATTGCCACTGGAGGAAACTTCTCCACTGGAGGAATTCTATCCATATGGAGGAGTTTTGTCCAGCGTTAGCATCCTCGATTTTCCCTTTTATTTTGTATGAGAGCATAGCTCCCCCCACTCACCCCGTACCCGCCTGGGCAGGCCAGGGCTCGCGTCGCCGGCACGGGTCCCATGCGCGCTCGAGAGGCCGCGGCAGCGCTGCCGGCCGTGCCTGGCGCTAGCAAACAGCATGAGCGCAAGTCTAAGAAAGCAAGGAAGTAAAGACAAAACGGGAAGCATAGCTCGGAAGGTCCTCACGGTCGCAGGGGAGCAGTACCACAGTAGTGGTACAGAAAGGTAAGACATATGTGTTATGAATACGCAGTTGCATTACGAGGCACCTCGTGTTACGCTCCTGCATTATGCGAAGAGTGAAGCACACTCATTGCGTATACGGTCACAGGCTGGTCTCTGACGGTAAGAGGCAGAACTGTCCTACGTGTAACCGCATACGGCAACAAGCGTTTAGAGACAGACGAAAGATTTCCACAGACAAGACGCAGAAATAGCTTGACAGCGTAATGCAATAGCGTTACTCTGTATTTGCAAGTGAGGAACAGCATGAGACTCTACAACGCAATCAAGAACTACGAAGCGGCAATGAAAGTCTATTGCCAAGTCTGGACAGCGGAACAGTGGCAGGTTGTCTGCAATGCACACGAGGCGGTTATCGCCATTGCAACCAACAGAGCGTAAGTTCCCAGCTTGCAAGTGAGAGAGGAAACCAACATGAAAGGCATTCGGACTCGCTACTATGGAGCAACGAACACCAAGGGATCAAAGATCATCGCCACCGATGGCGACCGCAACTTGATCAGCATTGGATACCCGCACGGATTGAACAGCGACGAAGCCCACGAACTAGCCGCTTACCTGCTTATGCGGAAAATGGGCTGGCCGAATCAACTCATTGGCGGCGGATTCCAGAACGACATGTACTGGACGATGGTTCCAGTCGCCGGCCGCGACGCCAAGCCAGCTTACGCTGATTTCCTCGCAAGCGAGCGAATCAAAGCCGAGTACGCAGCATAACCCCAGTCCAATATTGGACTCCCAACCATGTCAGCCAGAAATCGTACTGCGCAGAAGGGAACCGAAATGAGTTCAATACCAGAACGATGGCGCCAACTTTATGACGCCGCATGCAACCCGGACGATGAGCGCTATTCAGCCGTAACATGCACTCTTATAGAGGAAATCGCCATGCTAGAAGCGCCGGAGAAGCCACGCAAGGGCGCCTGCATATGCTTCGATGAGCACGGCAACGAGGTCGCCTGGATAGTTGCTGGCCACCCTGAAATTGTTATCTCAAAAATCACCGGGATGTGAAGGAGACAAAATGAAACCGCGCTGCACACATAACCCAGAGAATGAATGCCGTGAGCAAGTTACGGTCGCGGAGCAACTGCGGGCGAGCGTGATGTACGAAACGCTACAGGGCATCGCCAATGCTAATTGGCGCGAATGGGATGAGATGGTCAGATCGCCTGAGCAATTCGTCCTGTGGGCTCAAAACCAGGCGCGCTGGGCACTTCAGAAAGCAGACGGCAAATGATCGCCCTTCTCGCGCTGGCCCTCTCCGGTCCCTGCCAAGTGCGCGCCAATGGCACTAGCAGCGATTGGTATGAGCGCGCAGAGGCATACACAAGCTCGCTCAGGGTTGGGCGCTCCTGGGCATAACGGCGGAGATCTACTGCCGCGCACCGAAACGAGACGAAAGGATTCGCACATGAAAAGGCTACCGGAAGGTTGCGGTTACCAGGGATATGAATTCGGGGCGCGATATCCAGATTCAATGTGTTATGGCGGTCGTCTTTATGATTGCGACGATTGCGACGAATCAGGGAATTTATATGAACCGTCTGATGATATCCCCTGTCCCATGTGCAATCGCGAAGGCGCAATCGAGTGGCATACACGGACGTTTTCCAACGGAACCTACAAGGAGCGGCGAAAGGCAGCTCGCGCCTTAGTGGCGGATATCGTCCGCAATCGCAAGAACGGAACCGAGCCATGGCGCACGGCTACAAGGAATCGCCATATCGCACGCTAACAGCGGAGGTCTACTGTCGCGCACCTAAACGGGATGAAAGGACGGCGCTATGACTCCCGAAGTCGAGAACCTAAGGGTTCGCTTAGATAAGGCTCGCACTGGAGCGAATGCACACACTGTCAACAAAGCCATGACTTATCTGTGGGAATGCGATAAGCAGAAGTCAGTGATTACCAGAGCTAAATTGATAGCGGCTTCTGAGCGCGCGCTTTTTTCTGGTGAATGGGACCCATTGGCGCAGATGATGCGTGGATGGTGGTAACCGCAGAGGTCTATTGCAGACCGCCGCGCAGGGATAACAGCATCAAGATTTGAGGACACTGAATGACACGCGCACAAATTTTTCTCTTTGCCTCCGCCTACACTGCCGCATGGGACAGTCATCCCGGCCCTTACTGGACACGGCGTCGCGCTGCTTTGAACGCTGGCATCCTCGCGCTGATGGGGGTGCAATCATGCTGCTGACACTTGCTCTCCT